CAGGTTCATTTTTACCATGCATTAAATCAAATACAAGACCTTTCCCCAATACAGTTGACTTAATATAATATCCTACACGTATTGTATCTCCATGTCTTAGTCCCATAGAAGCTGGTGAATCTTGGGTACTATTTATTTTTCTAATTTGTTGCATTCTTTGGTTACCTATAAACTGATTATTTTGGTCTATAAATTTTCCACATATTCCACCATTTCTGCCTTCTCTAACAAATTTTGCATGGTAACCTTGTTGAGTATTATTTTGAGCAGGTGATGTAGTGACAACGTTCCAATTCTTTAAAGCAACGTGGTCTGTGTGTAATGATGCGTTCCAATTCGTTGGTGGTGCATATACTTGGGTGTCGAGAACATCATCGGTTGGTTCTACTTCCATACCCATGTCTTGTCCATAAGACCCACCAAATTCATATGATGGTGTGTTGATATTTGAAACTTTTATTTCTTTAACATATGCACTTTTAAGTTTTAATGTTGCACCAACCATATTTTCAGTTAAAGGTTGTGTTCCGTTTCTTATTCTAAATAAAGAAGTTAACGATTCATTATTTGGTTGTTCTGCTGCAAAATCAATATGTGCATTCTCACTTGTATCTACAAACGTAGAAAACTCATATTGTGAATCTCTAAAAACTTTTTTATAATTCTCATCATTAATATTTGGTTTAGCAGCTATTCTAAGTTCAGTTCTATCAGAAGATATGTCATGAATAAAATATGAATCATTTTCAAACTCAAGTAAATCACCATTATCAGGCCCACTCTCAGTCATGGTTCTTGGATTACCAAATTGGTCAAGACCATATTGACCACTATATATTGAGTTTACTGCGACCTCTGGTTCTTTTCTAATTAAAATTGTCTGACCACTACCAGCTACTTTTCTAAAAAACCTATATTCAACTTTATATGTACCATCGGTAAATTTTGCGTTTCTTAAATCTGTACCTGGTTTTACTTTTATATTATTACTCTCATCAATAAATGTATAATTTACTTTACCAGATTTTAAGAAGTTACCATCTAAATCTTTTATAAAATAATAAACAACGTCATTTGGACTTGTACCAAAAGCTGGTCTTTCATATGGTAGAACACCAGATATCTTTCTACCTCTGTTTAATTTTTGATAATCTTGTGCACTAAGTCCTGATGTATATGCCTGACCAGCAATATATCTAGCTCTCGTTCTGAATCCTAAACTACCCTCTTCTATTATTATATCTGCAGAAGCATCTGCATTCTGAGGTGCGTTTGATTGACCTTCAGTTGTTTGACCTTGTGTTGGTGGCCCTTGTCCACCAGGAGGTGAGTAGGTTTCTGCCATTATAGTGACCTTATTGTTGTATCAATTACCGTTTTTATTTGTTCTATATCACTAACAAATCTTGGAAAGTATGACTGAGGTATTATGTAATTACCACCGATAGCTTCTTGTATGTCGTTACCAACGTTATCAGGATCCTCGAACGATATTATGGTATCATTCTCGTTTCTTATCAATACTGATTCTGCATTTGAACCAGATATAGCGTATCTCTGACTTTCTACTTCAAACTTATTTAAAAGTTCTTGTCTATCAGCATCTTTTAATTTTTGATAATAATCATTTTGTTGTAATTGTTCTAATGTGTATGGCATTATTTTGTTACCCTAAACGTATAGTTGTCATCATAAAGATTGGTAAATCCCTCCGAAGTACCACTTCCACTTATTACTTTAAAAATAAATTTATAAACTCTATCCACTTGAAATGAGTTCATGTCAACTTTAAAATAGTTACCATCACTATCACAACTGATTATTGAACCAGTTGAAAATGGAACTAAAGTAAAATCAGAATCTGCATCTTTTATAGAATAATAAGCACCATCTTTTAAATCTCTACTTCCACTTGGTAAATATTTTACAGTACTATATGGACTCTGAGTAGATACAGCTCTTTCAGCAAATCTTTCTCTAGCACCTATTCTAATCTTAGGTGTACTTTTTTCCATGTATGTTTCTCTGAGGTTCTTAGTGTAAATCACCGCGTCTTCAAGACCAGAACCTGTTAGTGGTAGTAACGAACCTGTACTAAAAGAAGAATCATCATATTCAACTTCAAGTCTTGGTGGAAAAATAGTATTTGTTTCGGTAGAGAAAAACTTTAAATGTCCTCTATCGATACCATCTTTTTCTGCACTACCTGTATCTGTAGCTCCAAAGTTACCATCCCTCATTACTATAAAACCATGATTCACATACGTAGAACCACTATATATCCAATTCTTAACAATACCACTTACGTCAAATCTAACATCATGAGTATCCGAATGTTTACCGATAGAAGCGGTTGACTCAAGAGAATATTGTTCAGCTGAACCACTATACCATCTCGGGCCTTCTACACTCGAACCACTAACCCATTTATTTTGTTGACGAGCTAAATCACCATCAACATACTTCCAACTACACCCTTGAGTTGATTCTGGATTATCATCAAACCTACCATCACCCTCATCCCAAGTTGAAACACTTGATGACCATGAAGCACTTATTGGGAAAGCAAATATGGTATCATCTCTTCTTAACTCTCTACTACCAGCATCATATAAATTTAAATAATACTTTGCATCACTTGGTATCACACCATCTACAACGGATGATGATATTTCACCTAAATCAAATTTTATAAGTATACGTGATATATTTTTTGTCCCACCACCATCAGACATATCCTTTCTTACTTCAAGTATTGGGTCAAATCCAACGTTCCTACTTGATGTAGCGGAACCCTCATATACAACCGTGTCTTTTTCTGCATATTCAAATAAATACATTAGTATATACTCCCACCACTATTACCAACCACACGAACTTCTATGTCTGTGTTTGGAAATTTAAGTTCAAACATTGATGGGTCTAAGGATGGATATATAACTCCATTCTTTGTAGCCGACCCAATGTCATAAATGTTACCTGAGTAACCTAAATCTGTTTTGTATCTATTGAAAACAACTAATGGTAATCCATGTGGATTGTCAACGTGTTGATGTTCTTGAGGTGGTATTACAGCTGCAACTCCCTCTGTCTGTGCAACAACATTAGATATTTCTTGTACAACAATTGGTTGGTTGATTTGCCACTTATCTTGTTTCCAAAATTCTTTTACATTATTAATTACTTTAAGTATGACTTCTTCTTTATTATATCCAGCAAGAGTAATTATATTAATCTTCAATCCGATATTAATGATGTATGCATTTTTTATGTTTATTGCATCAGTTAATACTCTATACCTACTTAAATAAACTCTTAAGTTTTCTTTCGTAGCTGTATTTAATTGAGTCAATCTACCAGCCGAATCATAACCCAATACATATAAATTTAATGCTAATGGATTAGGTATTCTGTTATCTTGATTATTCATTTGTGCTTGAATTTGTTCAAGTTGGTCTGGTGTAATTGTAGAATCTTCATCCGATGTTTGATAAATTACATTCTGTAATGATTGGTTAAGTTGTTCGTCTTGTACAATATAAGCTTTTGCAATTTTACCAAACTTAGCTGGTAAAGAATATACCCTTACAATATAATCTTCCTTAGTTACAGCACGTCCTTGTGCCTTAAAAAATGCTAAAGCATTTTCTCTTATTTCTCTGATTGTTTCACCAGAACTACCACCAGTTGTTGGTATCGGATTTGTTACAGCAACTGAACTCTTTGCCTCATCAACCAAGTCACTTGAAAGATTATCTGTATCAATACTATATGAAATATCACTAATCTGATTTATATCACCTTTGGCAGAGTTGTGGTCAACTCCACCACCTATAGCATACTTTACAGTTAAGGTTGTGTTAGATGGTGCAAGTCCATATGCCTTTGTTGTTAAAAAATTTGATGGGTCATAAGACCTATCATAAGCAGATGGGTGTTGTGGTAAATTAGAACCAACCATATTTGGGTTAGGAATAATTTCTTCATCTTCATTATCAGATACACCAGCACCAAATCTTAATTCTGTTTTATTATCGTCTCTGATAAATGTAGTAAATCTATGTGCAGTTTTTCTAAGTCTTAATAAATAAGGTGTGTCATCAGAGAACCCAGCTAAATCAGGATCGTTTGATGCATTAGTTTCTACTTCTGTAAACACCGTATCTTGTGCTAAAAAGTCAACTTCAGTCCAAGTCTTACCATCACTATCAGATACAGAAATAACTTCGGTCACATTTGGATTAGATAAAACAAGACTATTATATTTTTTAGCAGCTGCAAAAGTAAAAGTTTCCGTTCTGATTTCACCTGATTTTATTTTTACTTGTTTTTTTAATAAGTACTTTGATGGTATACCATCCGAATCTTGTTCGTATATAGAAACTTTTAATGGGTCATTTGAGCCTGAGTATTTAAAATTTACATCTTCAAGTGTTCTAAATTTTACACTTGTGTTTTGATTAATTATTTCCATACCACTTGGTATAGTTAATCCATAAGTTAAATCAGGTCTAACACTATCACCAACACCAGTAGATGGAACAGTTTGAAATACATCAACAAGTCCCTCTGATGGTGAAATTATAAGTGGTTTGTATCCAAGTGATTGTGCCATAGTGACAACAGATTTCTTTTCTTCTGCATATGCAAATAAAGTTTCTTTAAATTGTGTATCTATGTAGTAAGATAAATTGTCACCAACATATGACATCATTTCAATTAACATCATACCTGGTGATGCTTCATTAAAGTCATTATATGTATTTGGAAAATATTGTTTTGCAAATTCGATTAGACCACTTCTGATAGAAGCAAAATCTTTGTTCGTGTATTTTACATCACGTTTTACGACTTTACTATCAACGGTGTAATCTGTAGCGTATCCCATTAAATGTCTCCTGTTCCCTCAAAACCCTCTGCTATATCACTATTTGCCGCTAAATTATACAGAACTATTTCTTCTGTATTTGATGGGTCATATGATAAACTAAATTTTAACTCCACATCAACTTGATTAGGTGAAGTTGGTTTTTGATTTATTTTCATGTCATCTAAACTGACGTGTGGTAACCACTCTTCAATTGCTTCTACTATTGCTCCTTCAACTTTATCTGATATATCACCAGTAAATGGTTCGAACAAAACTGCCCTTAAGTTACTACCAAAGGTTGGATGCATGGGTCTCTCTCCTTTTGCGGTCAACAAAAGATTCTTTATATTAGAACGTGTTTGTTCTATCAAAGTTTTTGTTTTCTCAAAGTCTCCATTATTACTTATCTTAAATGGTAAACTCAGACCTACAAAAGCATTAGGATTTAAATCTGTAGAGATTACGCCCATTTATTACTTTCCTTTCATTTTGTCATGTTTCATCAAGTCACTATAATCACGAGTTAAAGCTTTCATTACGTGGTCTGGTACTTGTTCAGTAGAAACGTTAGCATCACTTAATGTTTTTGCTGCATTAATGTTAAGTTTTTGTTCCTTTGTACCACCTCTTCCCATATCACCATATCCTAACATATCAGCCATATTATTAGTATCAAAAACTTTTCCTTCACCACCAAGAGTTTTCCAATCACCATTAGCAGTCTCGTTTAAAATTTTATTTAAAGATTCATTACTTGTATAGTGTTTCATTTCTTTTTGTTGAACAACTTGTTTTTTAACTTTTGGTTTAGCGATTTTTGGTGAGTGAGCACTCTCCTTAATAAGTATTTCGCTCAGTTGTTTTTTAACTTCGAGTTTAACTTTCTTTTCGACTATTCTTTCAATTGTAGTCTTTAATTCGGTTTTAGTCATTATGACCTCCATTCATTTCTAATAAATATATTAAACTTAAATTACTAATAATTAACTCCAAGGTAGAGCATTAGCCGTACCTGTTATAAAAAAAGTATGTATCACATTAGCCTGTGCTGCAGCAATAGTTGGTATTGGTGGGTTACTCATTGCCACCCCAAACGTTGATTCAAATATAGGGCCAGGCCCTACTGGTGGTGTTGACACGACACCCGCTGGATTTGCAGGATATCCTGATAGAATCACTAATCCAAATTGTAAAAATGCTCCTTTGAATGTTAACAAATTTGCTGCCTCCAAACCTGGTGTCGCTCCCAATGGTGGTAAAGCAGCAACAAATGCAGATTTTGCTCCAGCTACACTTGCAGCTATGGTCGGTGGATTTACACCTTGTATAAAATAGTTTCCAAGTGCATTTGCCCAATCTTGAGACGTAACACTACCACCACCTGAAGTTTTATTTAAAACATTGTTTTCTATTTCTGTTGCTAATTTAGTTGGTAGTAGTGGCATTTACTCTGACTTTACTTTTGTACTTAACATGGTTGATAACTTACTTTGTATAGAAGAGAATTGTGCTGCATTAATCGGTGGGCCTGATGGGCCAACTGGTGTTGGAACTGTTAGTGCATTTATAGCACCTATTAGTTCCTCTAACAGACCTTGTAAAGTATCACCAAGAATAAGTGGTTCTGTTGCATTCTGAGAGCCCAAAAATATTTCTGCCGTACCAACTATAAATTTACCTGTTGTTTCTAATAATAAATCTTCCTCACATTCAACTCCGAATCTTCCTTTTGAAAAACACATGAAGTCTCCGTCTTTAGCTTGATAAGTTATTGCACCTGTATTTATAATAACTTGTCTACCAATCATTTCATTAGATTGTGGAAATACATCATCAATTCCTGTATTGTTAAATGTAATTGGTATTTTATTAAATGAAATGGTTTCATTGGTTAACATATAAAGTGAAGAACCATCAAGATTTATATCTTCAAATATTGGTTGATTAGAATCTTCCTCAACACCGCTATCATCATCTGAAAGCTGACCTACTCTAAGTTTAATAGATGGTGCTAAACTTTCTACTTTATTACCAGATTCGGTTCGTCCAAGACCACCACCTAATCTTATACTATTACCATACCTACCAGTAAGAATAAAATCACCAGTAAGTGGTTGTAAATTTTTTATCTTTTGGTCTGACGTAAATAAACCCGTATCAAATTCATTACCACTACCAGCAACATTTGGTGTGCCTGTAGCACTTATCTCAGATGCATCACTACCTTCACTATATTTTGCAGACGTTTCTCCTGTTTTAGATAGACCAGGAAAAATACTATTGTTTTGTGAACGGACAACGTTTATGTCTGTAGACCAAAATGGAAAACCTAAGTAAGAAACTATTGTCACATATTCACCAATAACTGGCATACGTAACGTATTTAATTGTAGTGGTGGTATCCACACCAACTCACCATCAGCTTTACCCTTGTCGGTGTAAACACGTCTACAACGTACGGCACCAATCATTGAATAATCAGGTCCTGATTTATCAGGTAATTTTGGTAGAGTATCTTCGTCTACTCCAACCTCTACTATTTCAGCCTCTTCAATCTCAAAGAAGTCAGCTCCACCACCAACGGCGGATTGAATCATTCTTTGGACTTCATCTTTACGAGCAAGTTTGCCTGATAAGAGACCTTGAGTAGAGACATCACGTGTAATGTGATATCCTTTTGACATATTAGTCTCCAGATTTTGATGTTATAAAATCAGAATGGTCTTGTAAATCATCTGCAACCTTTTGGACATTATTTAGTAATTGTTCTTTCTCGGATTCACTTAAAGCAAATTCACTTTCAGAACCTTGTTTACCCTCTGCAGCAAGTATGCGTTGAACGATGGCAGCTAACTTAACTAACTGTTCATCGTTCTTTACATTGATTTCCAAATACTCTTTTATCATAGGAATTATCTGTACAGCAGTATCCCCATCTTTGATAAAACCAACAACTTCCTTGATTAACACCTCAAGTTGTTTCTTGTTAGTCTCAGAGTTTTTGTAGATATCTTGAAATAAGTTAGAAAGGGTTTTCCCTTCGAATATTTCATAATCAGCAGACATATTAATCCTCATATCTATTATTACTAATAAATATAAGGATGTTTACTAAATCATATTCATATACTTCATAGATTGACTTGTAGGTGAAATACTACCAGTAGTGAAATAATTAGTATAATGTCTCCTATACTGACGTTTCATTTGATTGATAACACGAGTGATATGTTGTGTATTAGAGCCTGTCATCTCACGAATTAAGATATATAAGGCTTTTTTGTTGAAGTTTTCTATACTATCACGTCTACGAAATAACTCAATAACAGAATCAGCAACCATGATATCTTTTTGTCTTCTGAATATCTTACCGACATTCTCATCCCAATACTCCACCATCTGGCTAACAAAGTCTGTAACACCCTCACGTTGTTCTACAGTCTTTTCTTCAGCAGAATAGTTACGTTTGTAATCTAAGGTATCGAGCTGTTTTGATTGTTTGAGTTTCTTGTAGTTATTATTGTT